GGAGCTGAAGCAGATGTTGGTGGGATTGGGAGCGCAGGTAAAAACTCTCAAGGATGTGGCAATTACACATCACAAAGAGTTACACCCAGACGACCAGTTTCCAGAACCAGCGCCTCCTCCAAGTGATGAGCCAGCACCCCAATCAAAGATGCTTTTAAACAGGGTGAAGGAGAGTGAGGAGATGGTGAAGGAGGTTTATGGTGATTATGAGGCAATAGTGGGTAAGTCGGGGGATGATAATAGCCCCTTTGCTCAAGCCGTTACTAAAAAGCCACACCTTCTTCAGCAAGTATTCACCGCACCTAATCCTGCACTTGAAGCGTATAACATTGGGAGGGATTATCAAAATAAGGAGAAGTATGGTCACACCCCTGAAGAGATGAGGACAAAGATTGAGAGGGAGGTTAGAGAGGCGATTGATAAAGAGATGAAGCAAAAAGAAAAGGAGAAAAAACCCGCATCTCCATCCGCTCCCACATTAAGGAAAGTGGCAAGTAAGGAAGGTGGGGGGGACCCACCGACGGTTAGGCCAGGCGGTGGATTGCGGCAAATATTTGGGAGGTAAACGATGTATACCACAATAGAAACTACCCACGGTTTGACACAGGAACAGTGGGAAGATAAACTGTATAGAGAGTATCTTGGAGAGTTTCCACTTAAAGAGTTGATGGGAACTGACAGTGATGCTGTTATACAGGTTAAGGAAGAGTTGATGAAACAGGTTGGTGATGCTATTACAATAGGCGTGAGGGCAAAGCTGACAGGTGCTGGGGTTACAGGGTTGACCAGATTAAAAGACCAGGAAGAAGCACTCAACTTCTACGACCAGCGCATCACCATTGATGAGTTTAGGCATGGTGTTGCGTTGAAGGGGAAGATGAGCCAAAAGAGGGTTGCTTTTGATTTGAGAGAGCAGGCAAAAGAAGCACTCACTGATTGGAATGCGGAGAAGCTGGAGAATGATGTTATCACGGGGTTAACAGATACAAGCATTGGCAGGGTTCGGGGGAGGTATTTATATGGAGCGGTTGATGGTAACTGGGATGCAACACACGCAACTGCCCTTACGAATGTGGATGATACCGCTGACAAACTCACACTCGCTATGCTGAGCCTTGCAAAAAGAAAGGCAGAGTTTGGAACAAGTATTAAGATGCGGCCTTTTTCAGTCAAGGCAAAGGGGTTAACGATTGCAAGAAAGTATATTTGTCTTGCGCATCCCCTCGCTATTAGAGATTTGAAGGCGGATACCACATGGACAACCCTGATGCAGAATTTGATACAGGGGGGAGAAGACCAGGTTCCTACCATCACAGGCTCAACCTTTCTTGGGGAGTATGATGGAATTTATATTTATAGCTATGATAGAATTCCACTCATTGCCTCCACAATTCAAGTGGCTCATAATGTATTGCTTGGTGCACAGGCAGCTGCTGTTGTTTGGGGTGAGAAAACAACCTGGGCAGAGGAGTTGGATGACTATCAGGCGGAGCATGGTTTTAAGATTGGGGAGATTAGAGGTGTCAGTAAGTTGGTGTTTAGCAGGGCAACACCAGAGGATAACGGTGTTGTGAATGTATTTAGTGCTGCAGTAGCAGACGCATAAGCGAGGAGGTAGAAAATGAACGCTTTATACACTAACTGGAAGTTTCAGCTTTTCAACAGTAGGACTGGAAATCAGATTGATGATGATACAGGTAAGTTGCAGGTAATGACTGCAGGCTCACCTGTAGTGCCGACTATTTATAGTGATGATAGGGGAACAGTGGGGTCAAGTCCCCTAACATTCACAAATGGGTTGGTGGAGTTTTGGACTGTAAACACAATTACCAGCCTTGACATTAGCATACTGACGGCCGCTGGTGATGCAATACTACTTGCAGGCACAACCCCCGGATTGACAAGAGTTACGGTGGATGTGAGTAGGAGGGAACAGCTTTTGGTTATCCCCTGGCTGTTTCTGGCGGGTGGGACGGTGGTGGATACAGGGCTTGATATGCCAGCAAATATGTTGGTGGAGTTTGCTGGGGTGAGAGTTACTGCCATTGATGCAGGAGAAACGATTGATTTTGGCACTCTCGCAGGTGAGGCTGGGGGAGATGAGAATGGTTTCATCACTTTAGCCAGCATTGCAACACTGGGGATGGTTGAGTTAGAACCACAGATAACTGGTGGAACTAACATTGACTATGTTGGCACCAACTATGTGGGAGTGCTGTTATGCACAACTATAGCAGGTGCTGATGCAGTTGCGACGGTGGGCGGTTATACAAGAAAGAGGTATAGAACAGACGGAACAGCAAAGAGCCTTGTATATACTCCAAGCTCAAGTGATACAGGTAGGGGTTATTTGTATTTGGGGTATAAAAAGCTGGTATAACATACTATTGAGTCTAATCAATAGACTTAATAGGAGTTGAGATGACACTGAGAGAGCTGAGAAATAAGGTTAACGATTGGCTGGCGGTGGATAAGCTTCGGCTGCTTGTGCCCGACTTTATAAGGTTTGGGCAGAAGTCGTTGGAGCGCCACCTCCGCCTCTCAGTGATGCGTTATCACCCAGTAACTGCTTCTTTAAGTGCTGGAGTTAATAAGTTAGCACTACCAAGTGATTATATAGAAATGATTAGCCTTTGCTTAATTGAAGGAACGGCCCGTTATCCAATCACCGAAAGGTTGAGTGATGGAGCAATGGTGGATGAGTATAGAAATACAGTGGCGGATGTAACAACCACAGGCCGACCTATAGCATTTAGGCGGGTTGTGTTACTGGAGACTGGCGTTTATAATAATTATCTCCAATTTGATAGATACACTGATAAGGTGTATAGTTATGAAATGGTGTATTATAGGCATTTAATAACACTTGATGATGATGCTGATACTAATTGGTGGCTTACAAATGCGGAGGATGTGCTGTTATATGCCGCTTTGTTGGAGGCCGCACCCTTACTACCCCCCGATGATGGGAGAATACAAGGGTGGATACAGATGCATGGAAAGAAGGTGGATGAGTTGAAAGGGATGGATGGTAGGGAGAAGTTGGGAGGAACGAGGAAGAGGGTGAGGTATCAAAATGGCTAATCCAATATCACCCACAGCTATTACTATAGTAACAGAGGCTTATCGCAGGTGCGGCTTATCCTTGCCCACAAATGTAGATATTCAAAAAGGAATTGATGAGCTGTTAGAGGAGGTAAAAAAGCAGATTGCTTCAGTGAGAAAATGGAAGATGCTGGAAGAGAGTGTGACTACTGTGCTTACTGCATATCAGAGAAATTACTCCCTACCCAGCGATATGAATTATGAGGAAGTAATTCGGCTTTATAGTGGTAACGCAGGTATAAGTCAAGCTGTAAGTGCTAACTCAATTACACTTGCTGCTGCAGAGGCATTAACACAGGTTCAAGCACAAGGAGCGGTTGTGTTTATAACAAGTGGTGCAGCGGTAGGTAGCTACGCCAGGATATTAAGCTATTCAATAACAACAAAAGTGGCGTCAACTACCGCTTTTTCTCCAAATACACCAGGTGGAACACCTAATTATATGGTGGTAACGGCCGAAACGGCACTTGACGCTGTTGTAGAAGAACAATTAACACTGTTTGATGAACTTGGCATCCCAAAGCGGTATAGTAAGTATGAAGGTGAGCTAATACTTTCTCCCATACCCAATGTTTCTAATTTGGTGATATGTAATTGGTATCAACTACGAGTTGATAGGGTGGATTTAACAGGAAGTAAAATAACTGAAGTTTATGAAAAGTGGCATCCAGCTTTGGTGAGGGGCATTATGTGGGGTATTTATCAGGCATCGGCAAATGATAAGCAGGAAAGTGCTAAAGCTGAATTTGCGGATGCTGTTAAACTATTAGTTGAGGAAGAAAATAGGAGGTAATTATGTCAGCAACAGTGCAAATACATGAAATGACAGCAGCTGCGACGGGAGTTGATAAAACGAGTGGGACAGTGCGATTTAAGAGTATTGATGAGACATCGGTGGATAGTAATAATAGAATTTCAATTCCTGCCGCAGGAACAAATTACAGCTACACGAAGCATGTTAGATTTTACTTTGCCACTGCTCCAAACGTGGATATACAAAATTTTCGTGCCTATAGTGATGGGGGTAATGGATTTGGAACTGGAGTCGGAGTGGGGTATGATATACCTGCGGGAGGACTTGGAACATTTCCAAATATCAATACGAATATTGCTGGCACTGATATATTCACTAAAACAAGCGGAGCACCGATTGATATGGATACGATAAATGTTGGACCACATACAGGCACTGGGTATAAAGGAGACCATTTAAGAATGCAACTTAATGTAGCAAATACAGCTACTCAGGGGCAGCTATCAGCAGAGACGCTGACTTTTGCTTATGATGAAACATAGTTATTATATACGAGAGGTTGTGGATGGTCGCATTTCGGTAATTCCTCAATTAAAGGGATTGCCTAAACACGATTTTGATTTGGTTGGTGAGCATTTTATTCGTGCTTTTGGGAGAGGCTTTATCAGAGGCAATAAGTTAATTGAGTATGTGCATTGTATTGTTACCGATAAATGTAAAAGATGGGTATTTTCTAATGGGCAGCTTTTAGTGACAAGACCAGATGCTGAGGTATATGTATGATAGTATTTAGTAAAGAGTGGTTTATTAAGCATCAGCGAAAGCTGTTATGGCTTGCCAACACCTCTTTTGGCAGATGGCTTCTTCGTATTCATAACGATTGCCCGAAGGATAAGCGTATAGTTAAGCTTCTGCCTAATTGCTACACTTGGGCTAATGAGGATGGGACAGTTACCACCGATTTCAGGACACACAACAAATTTGCAAAGAGGCTTTATTATGGGTTGAAACCACTCTGGCATATTCTGCACTTTTGGGATTGGCTGGTTGCGGATAAATGGATACTTGAATTAAGTTTTGGGTTTGATACTCTAACAACTTATCCAGCCGCAGGTGCGAATAGTCCGTGTGATGGATGGGTTAGAAGGACAGGGGTGAGTGAAATATTTTCTACTATCCGAACTGGGGTTGGTTCGGATGTATCAGTAGTTCAAACATCGGGTATTTTTTTACAACTGATATCTTCGGTGACATCAAACCAATACGAGACTATACGGCGAGGAATTTTTTTGTTTGATACCTCATCTATTCCAAACAGTACTTCAATACAAAGCGGAAGTTTTTCGTTATATGGAGTTAACAAAGCTAACACTTTAAATCTTACAGATGGCCATGCCTCACTCACTTTATCTGCCGTTTCTCCTGCTTCTACTTCTACTTTAGCGGCATCTGATTATAATATTGCGAACTGGGGTTCAACACGATTTGCAACGGATTTTTCTTATGCCGCATATAGCATAACTGCCTATAACGATATGGCTTTAAACGCAAGTGGTTTGGCAGCAATAGATAAAGCAGGAATTACCAAATTAGGCACACGGCTTGCGGTAGATTTTGATAACGGAACTCCAAATTGGGTTAGCTCGCAGGGCACATCTTATTACGCATATTTTGCTGACCAAACAGGAGTATCTCAAGACCCAAAGTTGGTGGTGAATTATGTATTAATGCTAATTTCTATTGATAGCATGCTTCTTAAAGCGGATATTACCAAAGCATTCTCTGCTGATGGGATTTTGCAGAAGGAGTTTATCCGCCCACTTTCTACCGATAGTTTACTTAATAAATCTAATATTATCAAATCACTCTCTGCTGATAGTCTACTTAATAAAGCCGATATTACCCTGAACCTCTTTATTGATGCCTTTCTTTCACCTTATCGGCAGACCCGTTCATACTTTAAGAAAGAACTTTTGCGTAGGTTTAGGTTTAGAACATGATAGAGACATTTTACCTAACAAAAAATGACCTGCAGCCTTATTATAAAGTATCTCTGACCGACTCTGGTGGTGTGCCAATTGATTTAACAGGAGCTACTATTAAATGCTCTATGAAAAATCTTGCTTCTGGTGTATTAAAGATAAATCAGCAGACAACAGGAGTTGCAGTAACCTCAGCCGCAACAGGAGAATTTGAGTATCGTTGGCAGACAGCCGATGTAGATGCAGCAGCTACTTATGCTATTGAGTTTGAGATTACTCCTGCTACAGGAGGAAAATTTACAATCCCAAACCCAGGTGATGGTCGTGCGATTGTTGTAATAAGGGAGAGTTTAGATGCCAGCTAACTCGCAGCAACCACAACAACAGCAACAATTAGAGCAGCTAATTCCAGTAGAATTGCGTGGTGGGGTTGATACAATACATGATAAGACAGCACTGCCTCCAAAGCGTTTTTCCACTCTGCAGAATGTGCGGGGGATGTATCCTGGGTTTGAGAAGCGGAGGGGGCAAGTTAAGCAGCATAGCACCGCAAGCGCAGAGTTGCTCACCAAAAGTCTTTATGGTTATTCTAAAGGTGGGATAAGTGAGGTGAAGTTGCTCAGGCAACTTGGAGATGGCTCATTGGAGATAGCAAGTAATAATCCACCTGCCATTACAACAGGGGTGTTTGGGAGTCAAGCATTGGGAGCTATAGCTGGCACTATTCCAGCCAGCTACTCTATGATGAGGGATATGTTAGTGTATAGTGATAGTGGAAGGCAGCACCAGCTATTTGGTGGAAATAACTACCCCGTATCAGCATTTATTGTATATCCCTCGTCCACCGTCCCTAATATGCCTGAGCTTGGGAAGGATTATAGCAGGGAGGTGGTTGACGGTGTTACTACCACCTATGGTGATTTGAGCAATCTTGGTATATTAAATAAGGTGTATGTAATGACGATGATACCAAGCAGTAACCTTAAATTTACATTGAGTCAATTTAATGGAAATGCAGCAGTTTCATCGGTTAAGTATTGGAATGGAGCTTTTACTGCGGTAAGCGGCTATGTTGATGCAACACTACTTGCAGGAGCAACATTTGGGCAAAATGGGAGTATGAGTTGGACAGCACCAAGTGACGAGCTGCCAAGCTACATGTTTGGTAGGAGTGGATTTTGGTATGAGATTACAGTAAGCGCTGCCCTTGATGCTGGTGTTTGGGTTCAGGAATGTGTATTTGACAGCACATGGCAAACCCTGCAAAATGTGTGGGATGGGGTGTTGGTTGATGCGGTGGAGGTATTGATATATGACCAAAGTGCATCAAATTATCTGGTATTTGATTCGGGTGCAGTTAGTTTTGCGACATTTGATTACACCACCGATAAGATATATATTGCAGGGGTTAGCCGATATGCAGGGATTTATGTTGATGTAGGTGCAACACCCAACACAGCAGCATCTACCATTGCTTCACTGAAAGTGTGGGATGGAAGTGTGTTTACTGCAGTGAGTGGATTGGTAGATGGAAGTGATGGCTTTAGAAAGAATGGCTGGGTAACTTGGAATAGAGCGACTTCTCCTGTCTCACAACCATCACAATTCAATGACTCGGTGTATTATGGTTATTGGATTGAGATTACCATTGGGGCAGCTAATGTAGTTGCAACTACTAATATTGGAGTGCAGACTGTTCCATACCACACACTGGTTGACTTTGGGACAAAGGGTCTGGTTAATGTGGCATGGAAAAATAGGATGGGGTATGTATTTGACAAGTTTCCTAATACAATTAACTTCACTGCTAAAGACCGACCAATGACTCTAAATGGAAGTGATTTTGGAATTATTGAAGCAGGGGATGGAAGGAGTTATGCAATATTGTGTATAAGGAAGTTTTATAATGAGTTACTGGTGTGGCAGGAAGAGCGGGGTGTGGAGGGTGGATGTCTTACTTTGGTTGAGGGATATAGCCCAACTACATTTGCAAAGTTGGTTTTAAGTAGTAGAATTGGAATATTGAATAGTAAGTGTGCTGCTGTTATAGAGGGGGTATCAGTAAAAACAACGACTGTTGATTTATTGAAAACGGTCGCATTTTGGCTCTCCCACTTTGGTGTGTTTATGACTGATGGTAAGTCGGTCATTTTAGTGAGCCAGGATATTCAAAATTACTTTGACCCAACCAAAGCAGAGTGTATTAGACGAGGGTATGAGGATAAGATGTGGCTTGCACATGATAGTGCTGAGAATGTATTGAGATTGGGATTGGTGAGTGGGGGTTCGGCAACTGTGCCAAATATATTCCCTGTTTATGACATAGTTGATGGCACTTGGAGTTTTGATGTGCTTGGACAGGCATTAACCACAGTGGTAGAGATGGAGGCGGGGAGTGGTAATGCAATGACTCTACAAGTGGGTGGGGGAGCGGGTGATGGGTTTGTGTATGTTTTAAACAGTGGGTATGATGATGTAGCAATTCCAATTACCGCTGCCGTTGGTATTGAGGTTAGTGGGCAAGGCAGGCGATTACAATTAAAACGAGAAATAGTGCGCTTGGGAAGTCAATCACAGGGTGTGCTTGAAAGGCAGCTTGCGCTGGATGGTGATAGTGATTATGGATTGGTGCACTATTTACCCATGCCAGCCGCAACATTAACAGGGACATATAGGAGGCATTCTATTCAAAGTGCAATCAAGGCACATCATTTATCCCTGAAATACTTAAATCAGGATTTGGGTGATAGTTTTAAATTACAGGATGTTTCACTGATTGCATCACTGGTGGAGGATAATGTATGAGGGATAGTGGGAAGAT